TTGCGCCTGTGTCTGGTGCTGAGTGAGCGCCATTTGCTGTTGCTGGGTGGCCTGGGATTCCGCACCGCTTACAATTTGGTGCTGTTGGTCAATGGCAGCAAGGGCAGTCTTGGCGCTAGTTGGCGTCAGTTGATTCGTTGGTATACCAATGATGCTAAGTACTTCTTCTTGGCTATCTTGTGGGAGGTCTGCAAACTTAATCTGCAAGCTTGCCATAAGTTTAATAATCGGGTGATTCATTGGGTCGGTTGGGTCAGATACAGGTGCTTTGGCGTGTGCTTCCATTTGGGCTTGGTTCTGATCACCCTGTGCAATGTCTTGTGGATTTGCTTGGATGCCAGCGTTGTTAAGTAGTGCGGCCTTCACGATTGGGCTTGTCACGTCGCTATAGTTAATAACCAGTTTTGGCTTGTCCATCGCCATTGGTGGTGGTGCTTGTGGCTTGCCGTCTTCGCCAGTTGGTACGTCAGTAAGGATTTTGTCAATATTCTGCAAGTTCAGCTTACTAAACAGTTGCTTGTACACTTCGCCAAGGTTTAACTGCTTGCCGGCTTGCATGACGTACTGAATTGAATACGGATTAGCGTTCACATCAGCGATAATCTCTTTTAGTTGGCCAATCTCTTCGGTATCGTCTTGTATTTCGCTTGATCCGGCATCAACGACAAAGTGCAGTGATTCAGTTTCGCTGCTGTAGTCAATGCGGATTTTGTTGTCTTTGCTAACCTTTTCTGGGTTCTTTTCACGGATCTCATCAGCAGTATCCTGATCAAGTTGTAGCTCTTCGACGCCTTCCTTGTTGGCAAAATACAGGTTTAGCTGGGTGCTAAAGACACGCTGTAGCCATGTTTCTGTTTGCTTGCGGATGAAGTTATCGTCTACGTTTAGGTCTTGCTGTCGGCCTTTGACGCCGGCGCTGGTCTTGCTAAAGCCAGGATTGCCAACATCAGCGCTAATGCTCGTATCAGGCGAGCTGAGGAGGTTCAACAGCTGAGATTTCATAAGGCCGTAGTTGTTTGGGAAGTTAGCTATAGCACTTGAGTCAATCTTTAGGGCTTCTACTGAGTTGTTTGGATTAGTGCCCAGATCCCATAGGGTATTTGGTGCCATCTTGGCTTGGTTTTCGTTCCAGTCACCACGCTTGATAATTGGTGGGTTAAGCATAATAGCGCGGTTGTACTGGTACATCTGCACTTCGGCGTCCATAAGGTTTTGCATTGAGCCAACAAGTTCAACAAACCCACGCCCCAGAGGGTTGGAACCATCCGTATCAGCGTAGAGGTAATGAATAGGGATTTCCCCTCTGGGGTCTGGGTTTGTCCAAGTGCGTACAATCTTGCTGTCTTTTTGGGTAAAGCTATAGAACTTTGCACCAATACCACGTTGAAAGGCATGGAAGATTTCAATACCACCACTACGGTTATTCTTGTCGCGTTCGGTTGGGGTGGTTGCAAGGTCGTCTTTTTGGGTAATGTGGTCTTCAATTTCTGCTAGTGCAGCAAGATCCCACCCGGCGTCAACACCCTTAGCCTTGAGCTTTGATTGGTTTGCGATGATCGCCTTGATGTCACGCGGCTGGTACCACGAACGCATGATGATGTAGTTGCTGTCAGTGTCGGATAACTTGCCCGGCTCTAGGAATACGTCTTTAACGTACGGCAGGATCAGGTCAGTACCAAAGTACTCGCCACGGTTTAAGAATGGAATGTAGGCTGGTTGTGCACCATACGTGAGGGCTTTCGATACAGCGTTCCAGCACTTCTGTATAAAGGCATACTGGCTGTTGGCGTTTGGGATAATCTTGTGGGTTAAAACAAAACCGGCTACAAGTGTGAGCCAGTCGTTGGTGTCGCTTTTTACAAGGCCAGTTGGTAGTTGTTGGATGATACGGCGTGGTGTTTTAGCAATCACACTAGCGGTCGTACCGTCGGTAACTTTTGGATAGGCTTTGTCGATGCCGGGGTAAGGTCGGTTGCGTGCAATGCGCTCATATTCTTGAAGGGGTTCAAAGAGGGGTCGCATATACTTTTGCGAGTCTTTGAGCGCTTGTACTACAGTAGATTCATCTAAATAAGAGAAGGCCAACGGATCATGAGTACCTTTGTGTAGTTCTTCCCTATTGTGTAAGGGTTATGGCTACTTTCATCGTGATTATAACATAGTTTTTGCGTAAAACTATACGATTTCGCAGTACTGCCAAATAACGTAGTAACCTTGCGGCATATTCTTGCGGTATTCGATCTCAAACGCTGGCTGGGTATCGGGGTTTATGTCGCGTATGAATAGTCGGCCGTCTGCTCGTTTGCGTGCCACAAGGTCAGACCACATAAGATACTGGGTTGTTTCGTCCTGCTTGTTATCGACTTTGATGCGTATGCGGTAGCGCTTAAAGCGTGTTTTGATTTCATAGTCACGGATCGTGTCAAAGACTTCAACAGTTGATCCGTAGTTGTCGATCTCTTGTATGTCAACTTCTTGGCCATTCATGGTCATAGCACCCACTCCTTAAGTATTTTTAGACCTCTTTTTACTTGTGACTCGTAGTGTTGGGGGTAATACGTAGCAAGCTCTGGTCTTAAATCGGGGTTCTCAAGAGCTTCCATATTTTGTAAGACAACGCGCTCAACCCATGCTTTTTTTTCTTTATTGGTCATAGTTCCACCGCTTCTTTCGTTTTAGGGTCATACATAAAATCATCTTCAGTTAGTCGTGTGCAGCGTATGCGGTGTCGGCAGTGATGCTGCTTAGGCCATACTTTGCGTACATGCGCTTCGAGCTGTTCAAAGGCTTCTTCCGGGTCGTCAGCAAGCGGAAAGCTCCATGTAGTGTCGATACCGTGAACCGCACAGCGTGTTCGTAGTGTGTGTATTGGCCATAGATCGCTCATCTTAGTACCACATACTGGCGAGGTTGCCAGTCCTTGTATTAGTTGTTTTCTCTTTCTTTGGTCGCAAGCTATCCATGCCGTAGACAACGCTCATCATACCGTCAGACCAAAAGTGGTCGTATTTAGGCAAAACCGTGCCGTCTTTGTCGGTCATCCACATAAAGTTATTGTACGACTTCCTAAAGTTCACACTACGCCGGGTAATGCTCATTTGTTGGCCCTGTACGTACTGAATTGCAGCGTTCGTAAAGTTCATGCCCTCACGTCCTACTTTTTGTACACCAATTATGTTTATGCCGTACTCCTGCATTTCAGATATGCTTTTCGGTTCGGCGCTATCGGCAATGGTCAGCACGTTGGGGTCGGGCTGGCTTAGGATAAGGTCAGCAGTTTGACGGTTCAGCATGTTCTTTCGGTACGCTAGCTCGTCGATGATATAGCCGCCGTTATAGTAATAAATATCACACAAGGCCATTGGATCCTGTGCATAGCCAAAGTCCAGGCCACGGCGCTCCAGGCGTGCCTCATGGGGTATTTCATCTATGATCTTCCAGCCTTTAAATATCTTGCCTTCAACTTCGCCGCGTTTGCCTTGACCGTATACCCGGAACCATTGTTTGTTGACTTGACGCTTCTCTATTTCTTTAACAATAGCAGCTTCGAGGCTTTCGTTATCCTTGTAGGTGAGGATTAGAAACTGCGCGTCAGGGTCTGAGGTTGACGGCACAAGCTCATCTTGCAACCCGTAATCTTCGTAGAGGTAAAAATCAGATACCGGGTTCCAGTCAGCAAATGCAAACTCACGGGTACGTAGTAGTAGTTGATCCCACGATTCTTTATCGACGTTGTTCGCCTCATTCACGAATAATCTATCGCGACGCGGGCCACGAACCTTGCTTGGCATATCGGCGCTGAAAAACTCGATACGTGAACCAGTTTCAAAGGTGTAGGTGGATTCGCTTTTGTTCCAACGGGTGTCGTCAAAGTAGTTGTGGCCTTGCATGATGTTGATAAAATCGCGAATGCTGCCCCTTTTTAAGTGAGGAAAACTTTCCGAAACAACAGAGGTGAGAGTGGGTTCTGTGTCTTGCTGTGCCCGGCTAATCAAGTAGAGAAGTATGCTAATTGTTTTAGATGCGCTTGTGCCGCCGGCCACTAGGCGTATACGCTTGTCCATGCAGATGATTTTACGAGTGGCAGTTGTGGCGCTAAATTTCATTTACTTGACAGCTTTTGTGTTCTAATATGTATAAACCCGCGATTTTCGACACTCATTCGATGCTTTCACCCCTGTACTTGACAGAAAATTTATTATAAAATGTCTACCTCTATTGAGATTCTACGACTTCGCTTGCTACGTGCATAACACCAAGGATCGGCGATGGCTTCTGGCTGACTTCCATTTCAACCTTTTTACCGTATTTCTTAGGACGGAGCAAACCCATAAGCTGTAAACGTGTCTCGACACGGAGCTTTGAGCGCTGGATATGTTCGCCATTGAACTGGTAGCCAGGTGTCTTGCCTGTCATGTAGCTATCCTCCATGTAATCGTTCGTACCGTCGTCCGCAATCTCAAGAACTTCGTCGAGCATAGTTTCGGCACTGACCTCTTTCGCGCGCGCGTATTTGGCTTCGAAGATTTCGTTGTCTATCAGCCATCGTGTAACCTGGGTACGACTTGGCATACCTGGTACTTCACACATCCGTTTCAAGCTAATACCCATCATGGCCATTGTACAAACAAACTCAGTTAGCTCATCAGTTACGTGATCGGCTGGAAAGTCTACCTTTGCGGGAAGGAGTTCGTTATATTTGCCACGTCTTTCTTCAAATACTTGTAGCTGGACTTCTCTATGACGTTTACTGTTGACAACTTTCTTTTCTGCTCTCGTTGGCACCCCTGCCCTTGCCTTCTTGCCTGTTGGTTTGAGTTTGCCTGCCATATTGCTGTGATTGTAACACATGCATCGTGTATGCCTGCAAGTAGATTATTTGCACAAGTCGTTTGTCGTGGTGATCCACCCTTGTTTCACGTCATCACAAAATGCTGGCAAAGACAATGTGCTTGCTGCTGGTACGTGGCGGATTGGGAAGAATAAACTCACAGTAAAATAGCCGATGAGAAACGAGCTGGTGAATGCGGTTGCGAGTAGTAAATATTTCATTTGTTTAGATGGTCTCCTCGTTATTCATACCCAATAAAATCTTATTGACTCCATCCTCGTCGGTTCTCAATGTTTCATCACCGAGCTTGAAAGAGTAGTCTTTTGCATTGATGTAATTTATAAAATCAATATTTACTATGCCTTCACACCTTGATTCTAGATTTATATCGTAGAGGTTAATTTCGATAAAGTTTCTCATTCTGTGAAGCCTTTCGTGTGGTGTGTTAGCCCTAAAATTCTTGATACGCGGATAGTGTCTTTGTCGGTTGGTTCTGGTCGTGTTGGTTTGCCTTGTGGCGTTACCATCCAGTTACTCATTACCATCGGAGCAATTATATCTTTGTTTTGTAATAAATAATCGTCGGGTGCGTTGCGCCAATTCAGGTAGATTTTTTTTACAGTAAGCGCAAACTTTTGTTGCGCTGCGTCTCCTTCTGCTTTCCCTGTCAAAACGTTCCAAATTGCCCTGCCCTTTTCTGCTGATACGTTTGCGTTCTTTCCATTGCTAAAAACGATTTGTGCCATTATTTCAGTCCTGGGAAGATAGCATCAATGTCTACCTCGTTTGTTGGTGATGATGTACGTGCTTTGGATTTCTCAGCGCGCACTGCTTGCTCACGATCGGCTTGTACTGCTTTGGCATAACTTGCCCGTAGTCCTGGATCGGTAATTGTATTTTTTTTAAACCCTTCCGATTTTTCGGTTAGGTTAGGTTTAGTTAAGTTAAGTTTAGTTAAGTTTAGTTCCCCAAGGCTTTCCGAGTCTTTGAAAGCCTTTCTAAGCCTTTGTGATGTAATCCCACATTCTTCAATCCACTTGCGTATTTCTGGCGGAAGTGATCCTACCTCACGGGCAATAGCTTTGTCGATGTTAGGGTTACTTTGTTGATGGTCAGCAAAACGCCGAACGTATATCCAGCCATCGTTGTAAAAAACGCGTGGCTCAAGTCGTTCAATCATGCGTTTGCACTCATCTATGTCTAATTTGGTCTGAAACGCTACAATTCGCATTGGAAGTTCATAGATGCCCGCAATATTTGCCTGATCGTTGCTCAGTATGTACAAGAAAAGGAACATATCGAGTGGGTTTAGTTTATCCACAACCCAACTATCCGACCAGAACCGGGTATTTATCATTCGTTGTTTTGCCATTAGTTGGACTCCGCTTCAATATGAGTCGCAAGCTCTGTAAGTGCAGCTATTCTGCGGTCGGCAAGTTCTTCATTAAAAAGTATGTAGAGTACCTGTGCAACTTGGTCGTCTAGTACATCGTAGTTACCCTCTACATACATGTGAAATCCACCACGCTTCAAGAAGGTAGCGAGCACTTTATAATCTTCCATAGAAAAAGACGCCTTTCGACGCCTAAGTGGTGGGTTTAATTAGATGTATATATCTTACCAAACCGGTAACCATTGTCAAGCGCCTGTTAAAAATTATTAAGCAAGCGCCTTAGTATCTAATTAAACCGCTTGTGAACCACAGTATATCAAAAAACCACCCCGATTTCCAGAGTGGTTTTATCCCCACGTTGTCCACATAAGTGGATAAGTTTAGTACAATTCCGGGTTGTCGTTGTCCGGATCAGCTTCAGGTTCTAGACCTGCGGCCTCCGCTGCTTCGCGCAGCAACATGATGAAGTCAAATTCGTGTGTGTCGTCGTAGTCGCTCATGCTTGTGTACCATCCCCGTACCATTCTAAGTGAATTTCGTTGTATGTTGGCTTTTTGTTTTTTGGTTTCATGATCTTCTTTCTAGGCTGTTGGCTGATATTTTAAAGGGTTTCCATTTAACCGACTCCCCAATTGTGAGGGCACCAACTAGTTATTTTAATATATCAGGCATAATGCGTTGCAAGTTGTGGGCTGCCGTCCCAAATGCTTGCACTTGAGTAATATTCTGGCTGGACGAATTCCCCGCTGCCGTAGTTCTTTATTTTACGTCTGATTATTTCTTTTCTGATACTTGTGTCTGGTGTGGCATAAGTGGTCATAAAACCAACTTCGGCTGTCTCTTTCGTACCAATCTTTTGCACAGTGACAAAGCTTTTAGTTGCGTTTATGACTTCGTAAAAGTCTACGTTTGTTTGGTCGTAGCCCCAGGAGCATTCGAGTATGTCGTTTATTTTCATTTTAATTTTCCAATCCAAGTTTTAGAAATTTTGGAGCGTCACAATCCTCCTCTAGATAGACTAAACCGCCATCTAAGATGTAGCTGTAATTACTTAGTCGGGCCATTTCGATAGCGTCTGAATACCCGTTATCATCAGAGCCAAGGCACAGGTAGCCGTGGCTGGCAGTGTCTATGAACGTGAATCCCTTGATTTTTCTGGTGGTGTAGTCCGTGGCTTTTTCGCCACGGTAATTTGCTAGTATTGTCGATGCACTCATTATGCAACCTCCGTTAAGAAGTGCATTGCACCCTTTAAGATGCCGCCGGCTGATTCTTTTTCTGCTGGCGATGCGCTGTTCCATAGCTTTACTAATTCTGTAGTGTCGTATTTATCGCGGTTTGCGACGTTGTACATGACTCCGCCAAAACTGTCGGCAAGTACCTTCTTGTACACCGGGTTACTTGTTATCTTTGTGATTGTTTCCATGGGTTTTTAGCCTTTCCATGTCTTAGTTACATTCAAATCATACACGACTCGTTAACGATTGTCAACAATGTTTTTAGTTTTGTACGTCATGCAGTCATTGAACCCGCGTCCAACGTCCACCAAAACGTTTCTGAGTGCCCTAGCGCTCGTTTTTATCGCAAAGACG